CAAAGGGATATCTACGTTATAAGTTACAAAGGTCTCACCATTATGTAAATAAGAAACAAGAATAGAACCAGTTGATGCGTTGAATGCTGTAATTTGATAATTTGACATAAATTTTCCTTTAATTTAATGGGCCATAACGGTTCCCAGTGACTGTCCATGTAATAAGTGAGTTTCCTGATGTTGCTGGACCACCGCTACCACCACCTCCGGCAGGCCCTGCCCTTGTAAGAGCATTTGTGTTACATGAATTAGCGCCTCCGCCTCCGCCGCCAGTTGCTCCCCAGTTACCGCCACTACCTCCGGAACCACCAGCAACATATTGACTGCAGGGGGACGAACTAAAACCTCCGGGACTTCCTGAAGTTGCGGCGCTAAGTCCTTGACCTGTTCCTCCAGCACCACCATTAGCCGCAAGCGTTCCGCCAGAAGGTGAACCCTGACAGCACCAACTAAAACTTTGAGCTGCGCCCTGCCCACCGCCTCCACCACCACCGCCGCCGCCAACGGTATTGTTATTAGTAATAGAAACTGGGTAGGAAACCGATAATGCTGTTCCTCCGGCGGCGCCACCACCACCGGAAGATGGTTGAAAAGCCCCACCCCCACTTCCTCCACTTCCTCCTGCGCCGACAATAAATCCGCAGTTGGTGATTTTTACAACGTCACCAGAAGTCCAAGTATTCGGAACTGTTAATGCTTTACATCCCGTAGAAGTTGCAGAAATATAAACTCCGGTGTTAATTTTTAATGTAGCACAAGTTTTTCCTGCTGAATATCCGGCAATTTTGCATTTATTAAATACGTAATTTGTTGTATTGGCAGATATTGTAACTGTAACATTAACTCTGTTAGATTTGCCATAAAAATTAGTTGGCATAATAATAACCGAACCCGTAGCAGTTGCTGATCCGCCAGCCAAGTTTCTTACTGCTGTGTCATTTAAACTAATTTGAGTTGTGCCATTGCCGCCATTTTCAATCTCAATAGACTGTCCAGCGGTAGTTCCGCCTAAGCTAATTGGTCCAGAAGCATTTAATGTCATAATCTAATCCTATCTATACGCGGGTCCTTGAACCCAAGTTACTGCTGAATATCGTGTTCCTGCGGTTACTGGCGTTACTCTGTGTTCAATAAAAGACGGAAAAACAATTATGCTTCCTTGTTTTAATACTGGTTGTTTTTCAAAACCTTTAAATTCAAATGCGCCACCTTCAAAATCATTTTCGTTGCTCAATAAAATACTAATTGATAGTTTTCTAACTAAATTGTCTTTCCCAACTTTGTATCCATCATCCGTATGCCAATCATAAAAACTTTTGGTGCTACTGTCATACTTACCAATTTGCACATCTCCAGAATTGGTTAAATTAAAATTCCATCCTGCTTTTTCATTAGCCATATTTATATAAACTTGGGCTATACATGATATAGGTTTTTCTATTGACTCCCAAACAATATCAGTAATTCTTTTTTCTTTATTGACTACAAAATCTTCATCTTTAGCAACTTTGCCAATTTGTTTTTTTGACCAATCTGTATTTTTAATTTGTTCTTCACAAAACCATTTGGGTAAAGCGCTATCCCAAAGCCAATAATCAAACATTAGGGTGTTCCATAAGCAGTTACGTTAGCCAAAGCAACTAAATTACCAGATGAATCTAGTGATGCAACATTAGTACCATTGTAATTAAAGTATAACTTTGTTCCAGATGGTGTGACATTCCACCCACCAGAATTGGTAATATTATTTGCGCTAGTGGCAGATCCAGCAGTTAAACTAGAAGCCGTTCCTGTAAGGCCTGTAGCTGGACCAACAAATTGAGTAGAAGCAGTGATAGTTGTACCGCCAATAGTTGTAGCGGTCAGTGGGCCAGTATCAGTAACACCAGTAGCTGTTAAAGTGCCATTAACGGTAAAGTTACCAGCAGAACCTGTTTGAGAAGAATAAAAATTAGCCCCATCGGTATATACCTGGGCGATTACGCCACTTGGAATAGTTACTGCAGTCCCAGTAGGAGCTCCAATAGTAATAGCATATCCGCCGCTAGTTTGATTAGAAATTACATACGTTTTGTTTTGGTTTTGTGGGGCTACAATTTTTCTAATGGCTGAGTTTGTGCCACTTATTACTAATATAGCGTTGCGGGCTTCGTCTGAGGTACCATTATAGTTTGATAGTGTATAGTCGGCATTAGACATCGTAATATTTTGCACGCCCGTAATAGCCTGCTCTAACAATGTACCTAGGTTATTATTAGTTGTAGTTCCCCATGTACCGGACTGGTCGCCGTTACCAATAAGTTCTAGTTTTAAACTAGTTGAGTACGTAGAAGACATATTTTTCCTTACTGACTATTATTAATTTGGGTCCAATTCGGGGTTTGTGAGTCATTTAAACTTACCCAAGTAATAGTCTGATTATCGTTAATTATAAACCAACCACGTCCATATTGGCTATCCCCTATAACATTATTTTCGCTAATAGAAGACACAAATGCGGCTATTACAGACTCTAAATCAATAGCTGTAACCCCCTCAGAAGCTGAGCTTACAAAAGCTGCTATAACCGTTTTATTGTCTACAACTGTAGTATTTTCTGTAACCGCTACGTTCCAACCGCCAATTTGGGTATTAGCAATTGTATTGCCTTCAGATACAGAAACAGCAAAAGTAGGGAGTCCGGTTGAACTTTCAGAAAGACTAGATAAAGCCTCAATAATTGATACTGGAAGAGCGCCAATGGCTATTTGGCTATCTGTAAAAGACGATATAGACTCTGTTATTGCATAAACAAACGTACCAAAACCTGTGGGGGAGTCTGCAAATCCCGCATTTTCTGTAATAATAACGTTATAGCCGCCAGTTGGGGAGTCGGCAAATGTATTTGGCTCAGATATAACGTTTACAAAAGCTGCAACTGCGGACGGTGTATCAGCAGAATTTAAACTTTCAGCGATAGAACTAACAAAATTTCCAACCCCAGCATCGGAGTCGGCTAAAGTTATAGCTTCAATAATATCTCTAAAATACTGAAAAGCGCCTATAGATGAATCCGCTGCAGTAATTGCTTCGGAAATAACTGTAAAAAACGTAGCGACTACAGCTTCACTATCAGTTTCGGTAACGGTAGCCTCAGTTACGCTAACACCGTAAACGTTAAATGGCCCTTGAGCAAATGCTTGGTCAGAGTATGGCTTTAAACCAAACATTATTTACCTTTTAACGCATCGACTTCAGCCTTTAATTCAGTTATTGCTTGAAATGCTAAGGCAACTAATTTGGGGTAATCTACCGCCAAAGTACCATCTTCACGGGTTTTAACAGCTACTGGAAATACAGACTGAACATCTTGAGCAATCACACCAAAGTCGTCTTTAGTAATGAAATAGCCGTCTTCTCCGCCATGCGCATCTATATAACTTTGTGTCCAATTAAATGTTTTACCGCCGATATATTCTACTTTTTGTAGTGCAGAAACAATAGCTTTAATATTTTCTTTAAGTTGTCGGTCTGATGAATAGTATGCGGTAATGTTATTGGTTGCCCGAATTTCACCTGATGTACCAGAAGCTGCAGTACCGACTCCAAACGACCCTAGCTGAACAGAGGCAGAAGTTCCAACATCAATCGGACCGCTTCCGGTGCTAGCAATGACAGAGTATTTAGAAGGGTAGTCTATCCAAACAGTAACAGTACCAGAAAAAGTAACTGCGGTATTAGAGTTGCTAGACTGTGAAACTGTAGTGCGAGTTAGGGTAGGGCCAGAACTAGAATAAGTACCAAGCCCAGTTTCCCAGTTTGTGCCGTCGGTAGCAGCGTAATAAGTCGTGTTGCCATTTGTAAGCGCAGAAAAACCTTGGTATCCAGTAACTGAACCGCTTAAAGTAAAACTTACGGTTGTATTAGCTGTACCGGTCTGTAAAACACGATCAAGCAGTTGTAAAGCCATAAAAGGCTCCTAATTAAGACGTTGCTGTAGTCGTATAAGTAACTGCTAAAGAGTCACCGTTAGCTACAATTTTGCTTCCGCCAGTAAAGTTGCCTGCACTATATAACACGCCGCCTGTACCGCTAACTGAAGAAGATGCAGATGCGCCAGAGTTAATAAAGCAACCAAAAATAGTTGCCGTAGCTAACATACTAAATGTCAATGCACCGGCAGCTTTAGATACAATATTACTTGGGCTTGCTTGACCACCGTTTGAAGCGGCTGTCCAGTTTGGAGCTTGACGTGCAGCGGCTACAGAAGTAGGTGGCTCATACCATCCTGGGTGTGTACCCATTGTGTCTGACTGAAAATAGTTTGCAGTTGCAGTTGCGCTAGTTACTAAACCAAGATAGTTAGCACCGGCAGCTGTACCACCACCTGTACCAGTAGCACCAAAGTAGTAATCAAATAAAGCTTGTTTACCAGCAGCAGTAACTAAGTTAGGGGCTTTATCTGCCCATTTTAAATTACCGTCTTTGTCGTAACATTTAACTTCATAAAGGCCTTGCATACCAACGGTTTCGTCAGCGCCGGCATTGCGAGTAACAGCAGCAGTGCTAATGTCACCTAATTTTGATTTGTTATTCATTTAAAAACTCCTTAGCTAAATCTAATAATAGCAGTTGAATATCCTGCCGTTGGAAAAGTAACCGTAAACGTACTAGTTGCTGTTTTATCAGCCCCAAAATCTAGAACTGCTACCGCTGCACCTGTTGTACTATTATAAATTAAAGCACCTCTACATGTAAAAGAAGCGGCATTCCAGGTTACTGGGCTAAATGATATATAAGCTACATTATTGGCAGTATCTTGGGTTGGCGGATTAGATATTGTTAGCGTTTGACCCCCCGCTGTATAGCCCGTACCGACCACTTCATTGGACGTTGAGGCATAAGTAGCTGTAGCGTTATTAAGTGTAGCGGATGCTGTATATAGGGCTATTTTATAGACATAAGATGTCCCAACGGCAAAATTCTCTACTCCGCTTAATACGTTAGCTTTAAATGCCGTAGTTTGACCTTGTACTATTGTCATATCGCAGCATTACCTTTAATATTGGTGTTAAGCTTAGTTTGGCCGTCACGGTAAGCATCACCCCGCTCAAGGCCATCACCAAGGCGTTTAGCAAGCATAAGGGCTTCTGTATACTTATCTTCATAGTATTTAACCAAGTCGGCTTCGCCCTTCATAAATAGCATAGCTTCTCGCATAGCGCCATAAAGTAATATTGGCTCAAAATTATCCCCAAGCCAGCTTGTACCGGTTGAGTTGTTGATTGTAGCTATAGTAACTAAAAACCCACTGCCAGACCCACCAATATACGAATTTGATGCGCTTAAAGTGTCCCCAACTACATAAAAATTACCGCCATTAGTAAGGGTAACTGTGGTAACTGCTCCACCAGAAATAGTAATAGTAGCTGTAGCACCGGAACCGGAACCCCCCGTTAGGGGTACATTTTCGTAAGTACCTGTGGTATATAACGATCCACCAGTAATTGAGGGGTTAAAGGTTGAAATCATTCCTTGCACAATTGAAGGCGGGTAGAAGAAATAGTGCAATTCTGTAGTGTAATTACTATCTGGCGTAGGGCCAAGAATGCAAGACAATTCGTTTTGAGCTGTGTACTGCGGACCAAAAAGCCCGTAATATTTTGGTAGTCCGTAATAAGCAGAACCTTGGTTTGGGTAAGCTTCACGAATAAAGTTTACGTCTTTATTAAGCAAATAAGTGTAATTTCCGCTGCTATCAACTACCGCTATAGAATATGTAGCTAGCCAGTCTACAGGTAACGAAAGATATTGATTACCTGAGCTTAAAGTCCCGGTTACGTTTTTGCGTAAAGATGGAAAATTAATGGTGTTGTATATCCTTTCCTCAGCTTGCTGTACAAACGTAGGAATATTAGCAACGAAAAGAGCTTCAGTATTTTCTGAATAGTCTTGTATTGCTTGATATAGCTGAACATAATTCATAAGGGTTTACCCTATTAGGCCAATGGCCCACGAGACATACGACCTTTAGTTGCGGCGCCAGCGCCACGCATTTCTTGACCGTCGGTCTTAGTTGTCCCACGACCCCAGCTTACAGCGCTTGGTGGCAATGGGTCTTTAATGTTTGCTGTTTTAGCGGACTTATCCGTTGCGTATTCTCCAGCTTCCATAACTTCATTGCCGTCAATAGTTTTGCCATCCATCGTATGTGGCTTAGCATAGGCTTCTGCAGGTTTATTATCACGAGCGTGCCCAGTACGCAAAGGAGTACTATTTTTAGTAGTCGGTTTTGGGTATTTCATATTAACGACCTCTTTGATTAGCTGCACGAGCCAAGTTACGGCCCATGGACTTATAGTTTGAGTTCAAGCTGCTTTTCATTTTGCCTGGACCTTTATCAATTTTCTTTGGGCCGTCAGTAGGGTATACCTTTGCATCGGTTCTACCACGTTCAATTACACGACCATCGCCTGCTTTGTTATATGCCATTTTTTACTCCTAAGTTGTTGATATTGTTACTGTTCCTACCTGACACGTTGCAACTAGATAATTAAGCGTTAAAGCCGCATCATAACTACTTGCCCCACCTACGGGATTCCAGCCCCACTGAAACACTCGACTACCGCCAGATATATTACCTAAACTATCTAAACCTGAAGCCGTATAACTAATGTCTGGTCTTGGTTCCCGTACCGACTGTGGGTCATTAACCGGATACATACCTAATTGTAACTGAGGCTGGTCAGGATCCCAACAAGTTGGGCATACTTTAATCTGATACAGCTTAGTCTTAATTACTTCTTTTTTTAACTCTGACAGCTTATACCGTCCGCCACACCGATCACATTCGGCAATTGCATATTTACCTGACGCATACTTTGATGGCATATGTCACCTAGTAGAATAATTGGCGTGGGACAAATCTATCCGATGCTTTTTCTCTATCCTCTTGTGAAGCCAACAACCATTGTTGTTCATAATCAGCTTTAAGCCCCATAATTCGTTGCAAATCTACTTCTGGTTTTTTAACTGCAACCATATAGGCAATACCAGCTACTAGGCATGGAATTAAACGGAATGGAATGTCTTCAATATTAACGCCCGTACCAGCATCTTGCAGCCTACGTAAACGCCAATAAATAAATGTATAGGGGCCAGCACCATCACCAGTAGGCCATATATTAATATTAGGTAGCTTTTGTACAGTTATAGCGGCGCCATCATTATGGCTTGCAGCGGTTGTGTTAGCTTGACCACGGAAGCAATTAAGTAAGACGTTGCCCGATACGTTTTGGTAAGAAATAATTTCGCTATCAATCTGAATAAACCCAGTAGTAGCCAAACTTGCGGTTGAACTTAACACAAGCGTTGTAGCTGAAGACGTTGTAGAGCCAACTAGGGTTACTGAAGTTGTATTAGCTTGTCCAGTCTGGCGGTCTATCCAAACTTGAATGGGTCGGCCCTGTGCGTTTTTAGTTGGAATAGTTGAATAGGTAGATTCAGAAATGCGTGTAATGTTAATATCTTGCTGATTCTGGCC